CTTCACAATTATCTTCGCGTAATATGAAAGCAAAGCCAGGTAGTGTTTTGGCCGCATTACAAGAAGGACTGGAGATAAAAGAAAGCCCATCAGGAAAACCCAAAGAAATTGTTGAAGGTCGTGAAGTTTTATTAGAAAAATATCTACAACGTGTTGACCCAGAGCATGCCAAAACAGCAGTAATGAGTTTTGAAGATCCACATGGAATGTGTGAAACCTGTGAAAAAGAGATGACATTTAGTGCAAATGAAGCCTTGTTTTTTTGTGATGGGTGCGGACATCAAGAATTTGTTTTAATCGATAGTGATAAACCGAGTTACAAAGATCCCCCAAGAGAAGTGACTTATTACGCTTATAAACGCATCAATCATTTTAATGAATGGTTAGCGCAATTCCAAGCAAAAGAAAGTACTGAAATCCCTGAAGATATATTTCAGGCAATTCTTGAAGAAATGAAGAAAGAACGCATAACAAATACAGACGTGATGAAACCGGTAAAAATACGCGAGATTCTTAAAAAACTGAAATGTACGAATTTCTACGAACATGTTCCTTATATTTTGAATCGCATTAATGGAAAAACAGCACCGATTATGTCGCGCGAAGTAGAAGAACGCTTGCGATTCATGTTCAAAGAAATTCAGAGTTCTTTTATTAAACATTGTCCAAAGAATCGTAGCAATTTTCTATCCTATTCCTATGTTCTTTATAAATTCTGCGAACTTCTGGAATTGGATGATTATTTACAATGTTTTCCTTTATTAAAAAACCGCGATAAACTCTACAATCAGGACAAAATTTGGGAGAAAATTTGTACTGATTTACATTGGCAGTTTATTAGATCTATTTAGCAGTTCATTATGTCTAGATCATAGGCACGATCAAAGTCTATTAACTATTATTGCAAAAAGATATTTACAAAATGTAATTATTGCATATTAGAACAGGTCTAAAGTTGGTATAAAGTAAGTACTAGAATGGAATTTGAAAAAATACATGAGAGATATAATACAGAATTCACGAAAAAGTTATTTGAAAAAAGAGAAATTTTTGGAGAAATTTATGAAGCCTGTGGGAATACATTTGAAAAAGGCTGTGGTTCTTATTTATTCGATGGCCAATCATATAAATATTGTGAGGCTATGTATGAAAAACAAGAATTGTTATATAATTCTGTAAAATCAGCAGTAAATGTCTTAGAAATAGGAACATATATGGGGCATTCATTATTTATAATGTTATTATCAAATCCTAATTTGAAAATTACATGTATAGACATTAGTGATAGATACACCCTACCTGCCATTACAGTATTAAATAAGCACTTCAATAATGCAATTACATTCATCCACAGTGAAAGTGTAAAAGCATTAGAGCAACTAACTACTAAATTTGATTTTTTCCATGTAGACGGATATCACTACAATGACTATATAACACGCGAATTTCTTTTAATTAAAGCGTTGAATAATACAACTGACAATATATTACACATTATTTTTGACGATCAGGAAAGTTTAATGAAATTGCAAGAAGAAATTTGTATACATTATAAGGTTATTACAAAGATTGTTCCAAATTGTAGGTGGAATAATGTATATTTTAAGATACAATTATAATAATATAAGTTTTCTTGATGATATAAAGATAATCTTATATAAAACCGTGAAACAAGAGTTAGAGATGATATGAAAATAACCTTATATTTCCGGATATTTGCGTTTAAAATATGAAAACTTGACAAATTAAATAGTGTGTTAATATAGATATGGAGGAAGAAAGTAAATTATTTCCCTTGATAGAGGCCAGCAAAAATGGCGATATAGAGAGAGTCAAGGACCTCATATGGTTTGGTCATAATACAAATGATACAATAACAGGTGGTGTAACTGCATTAATGTTGGCCAGCCAGAATGGCCACCTGAAGGTAGCCGAAACCCTTCTTAATAATTCCGCACAAAAGGATGCTAAAAGGAATGATGGTGCAACAGCATTAATGTTGGCCAGCGGAAATGGCCACCTGGAGATAGCCAAGCAGCTCGTTTGGAGGGGTGCAAGTGTGAATGATAAAACCAAAGATGGTTATACAGCATTAATGATTGCCAGCCAGAATGGCCACCTGGGGATTGCCGAACTTCTTATTTTGAGTGGTCATGCAGATGTAAATGCTCAAGACAATCATAATAATACTGCGTTGATTTATGCAACCTCCAATAATAATAATGAAGTAGCCAATCTTCTGATTAAGAATCGCGCAAATATAACTCTTGTAAATAACGATGGACAAACAGCATTAAATTGGCTAAAGAAAAATAGTAATTCTCCTAAGACTCGTAAACCTCAGAAAAGTCGTGAACCTAATAAGACGCGTAAGAGCCGTAAATCTCGGCGGAATTAAATTTCAACAAATACGACGTATAACTACTTAATAAACTGTGACACCCAATTATTTTGAAAATTACATTGATCTTCAAAACATTGGTCCCCATGCGTTTCAGCCCATTCACATAACATAGCAAATGTTTCTTCAGACATTTCTTTTTCAAATCCACAGGTACCTTTCTCTTTTAACAAATGAACGGAACTATACTGATTACATTCAAAAATAATATTATTTCGACTAAGCGTATGAGAAAAAATAACATCTTCACCTTGGTTCCAAGAAAGTGTTTCTAAGAGGGGAAATTTCAAAGCAATATTCCGTTTGACAACATAATATCCTCCAGAAATATATGCCAATTTACTAAGTTTGGGAGAAAGACGGTGTGAATATGGAAGAAGAGTTGTTTCTATTGGAAGAATCCCTTTAAATAAAACATAATCACGAAACCGTGCTCCATGTAAATTCGTGATTTTATTAATACAAATTTGAAATCCATTCCCAAATTTCTTAAACCCTTCATACCATCCCTCAGTTAACTCATAATAATCATGTAGAAAGACTATATTTTCATACTTTGCGATCTGAGAAATAATATTTTTCTTTTTTGTTATCCATCCCTTTTTAACAGACTCATCAAAAGGAATCGTTATAATATTATTTCCACTTATACTTGTTTTACCAACAATAATAATCTCATAGTTAGGAATATTTTGGCTACGAATACTATCAACAATTCTTTGAATATAGTCACTTCCTGCTGTAATAATTCCAAATGTAAAATCCAAGTCGCTATCCCTCGTATTCGGCAACATATATTATTTTTATTCAAAAGACATTTAGATGGGATATACGGAACTTGTGAAACATATGAGATATAAAACAATGTATAGGGAAAATGAAATATATTGGGGTATTGGATTAGAAGAAGAAACATATTTACAATTTACAAAACCCATTCATGTGTCCGCCCCTATTTTAAGAAATTCCCACGGAGCAGAAAGATATAGTGTTAAATATTATTCCACGTATTATCCCACATATAAGAAAGATTTTGCAAAAATGTTTACAGATATCTCTGGATTCTATGCCTTGCCATATTTTTTTAACAGCCATGCATTTACGAAAATGGATATACACGGAAATCACGCCACAACCTATGAAAAACAACCAAAACCAAATCCAGCGTTCAAAGGAATAACTTTCTTTGAACTATTGGAAAAAGATGCTTCTTTGTCTGGATGTTCTGGATGTTCTGGATGTTTTCCATGTTGTTCCCCTAAGAAAGAAACTTTCATTGAGATCTTCAATAAAAATTGTATATTTGATGGAGATAGTATAGAATTTATGACCCAGAATTTTTATAAAGCAAATATAAATTATGTAATAAAAGAATTAATAGATTCAAAGAAAAAGTTTCTTGAATCTTTAAATAATTTTTTAATCACGAAGAAAATATTCAGAGACAAAGGTCTTCTTATGTATCCAACAGTAAATCCAGGCTTTGCCATCTTTTATTCCAACCCTAAAAATGTAACAATGTTTAATAACGGCACCTATCATATTAATATAACATTACCAACAGTCTTAGGAAAAGCAGACAGCAAAGGAATACCATGTATTATTAACACGAAATCATTTAAAGAAAATCACAGAAAGTTTATACGTCTTATTCAATGGTTCGAACCTATTATCATCGCCGTATTTGGAACAAAAGATCCTCTCTCTTCTGTAAATGAGAAATATTCAAAAGCATCACAACGGTGTGCTGTTTCAAGATATATAGGAATCGGAACATATGATACGGAAGCAATGCCTTCTGGAAAAATTGTAACAATCCCCGTTGAAGAAATCCGCGGATCGCAAACAGATTTTTGGTGGTATAAAGTATATCACGCGAATTCGGCCTATATTCCCTTGAAAGAATTAGGAATGGATATATGTTATAGAAAACATTATAATCATGGTGTTGAAATACGTTTTTTAGATTGGTTTCCTGAAGAATTATTGAAAGGATTATTAGAATTTTATATTTGCTTAGCCGATGCTAGTTTAGAAAGAAACTTATCAGAAGAACCGATTTTTTCCAAAGAATGGAATCATTTTCTCGTGACTGTGTTAAAGGAAGGTCGTGGAATGATAATGAGCAGTGAAATGATTCACATGTATACTAATTTGCTTGGCATTGAAACCACCTTTTCTCAAGGAATAACTATTCCACAGTTTTACGAAGAAGTTTCACGAATCTTAGGTATAAAATACAAAGATGGAATGTGTAACAAACTTATGCGCTAAGCCAAGTGGGTGAATCGTCCCCATTTTAATTGTTTGTTAATGTAGTAGATGTCTGAAGACATAGTTGAGGAAATTAGTTGGAATGATTCTTTGGAAACACTTATAGCACAAGAATCAGAACGTTGTGGTGGATTATCATGGTTACATGCAGAATCCGAGCGATATTTCGCGTTCAGGAACAATTGGGTAGCAATTCCAGTTATAATACTAAGTACTGTAAATGGATTTCTTTCTGGTTCTTCAACAACACTCTTTAATGATCCTATTTCATCATCCATTGGAATAGGTGTTGTCAGTCTATTCACGGGTATATTATCAACGCTTGGCTCTTATTTCGCATGGGCAAAACGAACAGAAGCACATAGAATTTCCGGAATTCAATATCAAAAAATATCAAGGTCATTGTCAATTGAATTAAGTCTTCCGAAGTCTGAGCGAATTGGTGCAAAAGATATATTGAAAATAACAAAAGAACAAATTGAACGATTGATGGAAATATCTCCCGCAATTCCATCCGAAGTTATTGCAAAATACAAGAAGACATTTCCAAATATGGAAGATATTGCACAACCAGAAATTATTTCTGGATTCAAGAAAGTCATTGTAAATAAATGGGTGCCTGATTTTGTTGATCCGAGTAAAATTCAAATCCGCGTCTTAGGCCAAGGTGGGGCTTCTCGTGCAGCTTTGACAAATTCGGCTCATTTACCAGGGTCTACTAATTAAACGATGTTGAAATTGTTTGAGTAATGGATTCTTTTCTAGTGTCTGTTGGCCCTGTCCTTGGCCCTGTCCTTGTCGTTGGCCTTCTGCTTGGCCCTCACCTTCTCGTGTATCTTTCACAACAACCCCATTTTCTAATGTAATAATGCGTTTTGCGAATTTCAATAAATAAGGATCATGTGTAATCATAATAACCGTTTTCTTATTCACTATTTTTTCTAACAAATAGTGAATGATTTCTTTCGTTTTTTCATCAACTGCAGCCGTCGGCTCATCCATAATAACAATGTCAGGATTTATGAGAAATGCTTTTAAAACCCAGATAATTTGACGCTGTCCTCCAGATAATTTATTCCCATTCACACCAACGTTTGTATCAACACCTAAGGGTAAATTATCAAGAAATCTATCTAATTCCATTTCACGTATTAATTTGGCTACATTTTCTTTGGAAGGGCATGGAGATATACCATATACAATATTGTCATAGACAGACCTATTCAATAAAATAGGTGTTTGTGGAATATATATAATACGTTTACGTATTTCCAAAGGTGATAGTTCAGAGTATGGTACACCTTTCAGAAAAATCTCACCATCTTGTGGTGTTTGATATTTAAGTATTAAAGAAATTAAAGTAGATTTTCCTGAGCCGATCTCGCCCAAGAAAAGTGTAGTTTCATTCAGATTTATATCAAGAGTAAAATTTTTCAGAACAGGTCTTTCAGTTTCTGTTGTTATATAAGAAAACCGAATATCCTGAAATCGCAGTGTATCTTTCCTTTCAGCCGGTTTTGTATAAACTTCACGACGCACATCACACTCCTCAAACGTTCTTAAAGAATTCTGTATAACTCCTTCTCGGAAAAGAATATCTTTCCAGATATTTACAATAGTGAAAATAATACCCATAATGATAAATGACATGATTAACAATGTTACAAAAATCTCAGATGTAATTTTCTTTGATTTCATTTTACTATGAGAATAATAACATACAAATAAGATATATGCCAACATACATGGTATAGTAATGTATTTAGAATATAAAGTACAATACATCGTATCAAGTGTATGTTTCGCATAAGTATCATGAATTTCATTGAGAGTTTCTTCCTCTTCTCCCTTTTTATCAAAACTTATTACCGTCATCATATTTCTTAGAATATCGTCCATTGTTGATGTAAGTAGTGAAAAATTTTCATCTCTCTTTAATGCTTCTGAGCCGCATTTATCTATCGATAAATATAGTGTAGATAGAAAGATTCCTATTACGACTAAGAGAGGTATTCCCAATTTCCAATCTAAGTAAAAAATATAGGCAGTTATACAAATAATTGTTAATGCCGATGGAATTAAAACACCTCTTATATTCTCCATATGGTTATGTATCATACCAGGCAAACGTATCATTTTTGATATGATAACACCGATTTCAACGTCACTATAACTTGTTTCTTTTATTCTAAATAAATGGTCCATGATTTGTACACGAACATATTTATAGATTGCTGGATGTAATTGAAGTTCAATATAATCACTCACTGTGCCGATAATTTGTAGAAATACAATGATACCTATAATCCAGGCACCAACTGTAAAGAATTCTTTTCCTTCTTTAATAGAAGAATATAAATTTCCAATAAGACGTGGAAATATAATATCTTTAATAGGTAGAGTTAACAATATAAGAAAATAAATAAAAAAAAAAGTTTTTTGTTCTTTTATAAAGCCGAACATAATATCTGTAAATTTCATGTTATTATGACATTTTATAGAAGGCTCGGTATTGTCCTTTTTGTCTTTTTCCGCCATAACTGCTCTAAGACAAGATTTTAGACAGAAGGTATAAGAGACTTTAGACCAACGGGCATTTAAAATGCCCGTTTGCCGCCGACCGCTGGACATTAGTAATGTGAAGCGGTCTAAAAATTGAGCTTAGCATCAATACTTTGAAAAAGCCCTACTTGTATCAACAATGAGTCTAGAAATCATACTTGGACCGATGTTTGCAGGAAAATCTTCCGAAATTTTAAAAAAGGTAAAGAGAGAGCATAGCATCGGTAGAAAGGTGTTAATTATTACATCAAGCTTAGATGTACGATATATCACAAATACAAATCTAATAAAGACACACGATTCACAGACGATGGAAGCAAATGCTCTTTCAAACATAGAAGATATCTTTAGGCTCAGCGACTTTGAATCATCACATCTAGTAATTATTGAAGAAGCTCAATTCTTCGCCGGATTATATGATGTCGTGCAACGTTTAGTTGAAGTCTATAAAAAGAATGTAATTGTCGTAGGATTGGACGGAGATTCGAATCGAAACCCGTTTGGAGATATTTTACAATTGATTCCAATTTGCGACCGTGTTATAAAGTTAAATGCCTTGTGTAAAAGGTGTTCTGATGGAACTGAGGCGATCTTTTCTGCTCGTATTGCAAAGGCGACGACAGATGCAAAAGAATCCAGCACAATATGTATCGGAGGAGAGGAAATGTATATGCCCTTATGTAGGAAACATTTCATTGAAAATTCTCATGTATGTTTCTCATGAAACATGAATAAGAATATTGAATAGTGGGATTGAGTGTACCATGAAGACTATTTAACGAGGCATGGGGAATCCTACGAGGTTCGCGCCAATACCGAATCCAGCGCCCTGACGTGCAGTCACACCGATGCTAGGTGAAAAAATATCTAGAACGGCGAAGACTGCGGCGGCGGCGATTGTAACAGTTAAGATTTCATCAAGAGGTAGGCTCTTCCGGGGTATAAACACAAGTGCTAACGCCACTGCAACACCCTCCACAACGTATTTGATAATGCGGGTCAAAAGATCGTTCATGTCCATCTTGACTTATATTTATTCAATAGATTTTTTTAAAACGGGCGAGATTCTTAGGTCTAAAGTATTGTAAAAAGAAATGTGAAGAATGAATAAAGACGAAGAAGATTATTTGACGGAAGATCCTGAGATTTCTAGCCAGAAGGTTGTCTTATTGAGTTTTTTGAGTCCTGAGAAAATTCTGGCACAAAAGGATTTGTTTTTCTTTACGAAATTCCTGAATGATTATCATCTTCAGTGGAAGACGAGTAAGTTGGAGGCGTGGATGGGTCAGCAACTACAAGCCATTAATACGCGTCTTGAAACTCTAGCCGGAAGTTTGGAAAAGATGGATCTAAGTGGTGCTTCTGTTGAAGTTCGTAATTCTCTTCTACGTGTTGATAGGGTCGTGGAAGATTTCCAGCAATACACACGTAAAAACATGGCTGAGCTTACATCTTCGGAAATGAAGAAGGAATACGATGATTTCTTATTTAAGAATTCTTCTTCGCTGGAAGAGGAGTTTTTCAAACTGAATAACTTTACAACGACCATGCGTGGAATTAAAGTGCGGGGTGTTTTTGCGTCAGAAGCAGAGGCTTCTGTGAGGGCAAAGCGTCTACAGAAATCAGACCCGTCATTTAATATTTATATGGGAGCTGTTGGAAAGTGGATGGCATGGGAGCCTGATCCGAATAATGTGAAGGAGCAAGAATATGCCAATGATGAGCTGAATACATTGATGAAGAAGTATCGCGAGAACGAAGAAGCAAAGGACACCTTTTACACAGAACAAAAGAATCGCAAGGTATCTTCTATGAAGACTCGCAGTATGGAAGAGGCTGAATCTGTTGCTGGTGTTTGTGGTGTTGTTGAGGAGAGTGTCTCTGCCTCTGCTTCTGCTTCTGCTTCTGCATCAGCCTCTGCAAATGCAGGAAACGACGTAAGTCTAACCCTACAAAAGGAAGAAACGTCGTCGTATGATGGCCTATTTTCCGGCCCCGCCGATTTAGCAATCCAAAGAAAAATGGCAGCAGAGAAGAAGGAGTAACGCTTAGAAAGCATACAAAGCCTTGGTAAACGTATTAATTAATATATTGGAATCCAATATACTAATTGATATCAGAAAAACACCTTTTACACATTTCCAACCGGAACGCCAAGAGTATTAGGAGCTGTAACTCTGAGGCATTTGTTTTCCCTACAGAATTCTCCTTCGCCACATACAACCCCTTGACAATCAACAGGATTGGTAAATCCGCTTACCGATGGGAAATACTGGGGAGCAGATGCTTTTAATAAAGGTAACAGAGCTACCGCAACAAGAAGACCAATCATTGCATACCACGTCACAGTTTTTATATAAAACTTCTTCATTCTATTTAATTCTTAGAAATAAGGTGCTGGTGAACCAGGAGAGAGAAGAGGGACTTCTTCCTTTTCAACAATATCTTCACGCTCTGTTTTTGCACAAAACCCGTTAATACATTTCAAATGACCCGGACAAGGAGAATCTACATCACATCTTGGAGCAGAAGGAGAAGCAAATCCCTCACATACAGGTCTTCCAAGAAGGACAAGTAATAATCCCAAAGCAAAAATAATTATTAAAGAATACGTTAAATCCTTCATTACTACTCTATACTTCTTTAATTTTGTGGAAATTTACGAACTTGAATCATTGGTCCTTTCAAACGTTTTGCCGCGTTTGCGTCATATTCATTCCCTCCATCACCATCTTTATCTTTTGTATTTGCCATAGCATGCGTCCAAAATTCCTGAGCACCAATTCGAAATTCTCCATGCATTTCAGCCTTATACCAAAACACAGTATCCTCTAATTTATTACTTTGCGAGTTATTATTCATAACAATACATTCATAATTTTGTGTACATTGATCCATGACTTGACAGAAGAATTCAAAACTTGGAAAAGCACTACCATAATTATCAAAAATACGCTTTCTATTTGTCACATAAGGTTCTCTTAAAATGAAACAATAATCCACATTTGTACGTAACATAGGTGGAATACCAAGAGGATATTGCATGGTAATAATGAAAAATACTTTTAACCAACGTCCATTTAAGAAAAGATAACGAATATTACGATCGTGTAACCAACTGTCATCATATAGACAATCGTCCATGATTAAAAAAGCACGGGGATCTGTTTTACCAGCCCCATATGCTTCAATTTCTTTCTGGATTTTTGCCATAATTACTTTCTGGCGTTTACAGAAATTAGCAATAACAACAGCACTATAATCGCCATGAATAAAAAGAGGTGGGATTAATTTCTTGTAAAACTGGTTCGATTCTTCAGTTCCACTAATAACCGTTCCCAATGGCATTTCTTGATGATGAAATAAGAGATCACGAACGAGCGTCGATTTTCCAGTTCGTCGCCTACCAATAAAAACACATACGGCATCTTGAGGAATCATTCTCATATCAAACTTCCGGATACCAACATTTAGTGCTGCGCAATTATCTGTCATTCTTTGAGACTGTTCTACGATTGAAAAAAAACGAAGAAAAAAAACTACAATGCGTAATGAAATTGATCTTCAAAGGAAACTATTTGGTTAGAATGGATCCGTGTTTATTACAACAAATTGATATAACAATACCTGCATGGAGAAAATATTCACGTATTCCTGTGCTAGGCGGTTATAAAGAGGTCACAACACTAACACCAATTATTCAAGAGATTCTAGGAGAACAAACTTCAGAAGGTCAATTAAATTCAGATAGTATCTTTTTAAAAATAAAAGATTTCCACGGTAGTGGAGAATGTATAATTGAAACAATTTCTAAAGAGGGTGTAAAAAAGGATAGTAACTCGTTTTGTAAAGTGACACACATTTTAGACCCAATTCTCAGTCTAAAAGGGTATTATAAGCATTCTGTGAAAGGGAAGAATCGCGTACAAGAAAAAATGAGTAATCCAATGAATAAAGCATATATTGATACATTGGCAAATTATCTTTTAGGACAACTTCGTGAGCGAGGTGTTTCTCCCCATTTTTGTTTGTTTTATGGTGGATTCAAAGCAATTGCTGAGAAATATCGTTTTAATATCAACGATGAATTTAACAGTTTCAGAAGATATAGAGAATTTTGGAATAAGAAACGAAGTGGCGAATTTGATTTATATATTGAACGAGAGGACAATGAATCAGTTGAGTCTAGTTTATTTAAAACACCGCAATCATCTATGCGGTCAACAGCATTCTCATATACTTCTAGCGATTCCGAGTTTAGTGAATCTATTTCAATTGCAAATGAAAATATAAGCCAGTCTGTGGAACTAGAAAGCGTTCATTCTTTTGAAACAAGATCTTCTGATACATCGACGTCTGATTCAACCGATTATTCTGACTCACAATCTACATTTGATGAAAATGTATATTCAGTATATTCTGAATTTAAAGAGTATCCTGTTATGTTAATATTTCAAGAAAAAATGGAAGGTGTGTTAGATGATATGTTGGAAAATGATACTCTTGTAGGTGCCCAACAAGGTTCTCCAGATTGGGAAGCGCGTTGGATTGCTTGGACGTTTCAAATTATTGCGGCATTATGTGCAGCACAAGGAGTTCTTGGATTTACTCATAATGATTTACATACGAATAATATTGTTTGGGCGTTTACTGAGGAAGAATGGTTGTTTTATAGGAATCGTTCTGGAATCATTTGGCGTGTTCCTACGTATGGACGTATTTTCAGAATTATAGATTTTGGTCGTTCTATTTTTCGCATAAAGCAAAAATGGTTTATTAGCGATGATTATAGTTATGGTGGAGATGCAGAAGGCCAATTTCATTTTGATTGTGCTAAAAATGGTAGGAAGGAAGAGATATATCCAAACCCATCGTTTGATTTATGTAGATATGCTGTAAGTCTTATTGATACTCTGTTTCCAATTATGCCTGTGGAAAAATTAGATGGAAAGCTTTTATCAAAAGAAGATTCCTGGGAAATTCATGAAACAGAATCACC